TTCTCTCATTCTTCAAATAAATCCGGTTCTGGGTTAACTACTAATTCATCACGTAACATCTTTTGCAGCTCGGCTGTAGAGCCTAAGAATACGTTATTATTGGTTGTTCCACCAGTAAGTGCTGGAACACCTTCTTCTTTATCAACTTCTTTTTTAGTCTTGTGAAGTTTAAGGATCTTTTCGCCTATCTCAGCGTTTTGTTTGATTAACTGGCCAAGAACCTCGAATGCTCTTGGATGTTCTGATTCGCGGGCGAGTTCTAACATCAGCTCTATAGCTTCATCACCCTGTCCCGCTAAATCAAATAAGTCTCTTCTTACACGTTCGTAATCGTCATCGACTTTACTCTGCGTGCCAGTCAATCCCTTCTGGTTCGTCGCCATGTTCATGGTCATCTTCGTGTTCCTGTGGGTTTTCATAATCTGTATTCCATAAGTCTACTACTCCATACTGTGCACGGCTCTCATCTTTATTACCGCCCATGTAAGGGATAGCAAGTTTTTCATCTATTAGTACTTGGTTAGCATCTTTACCGTTAACCATAATCGTACCTAATACTCTTCCAAACTTTCCTTTTTTCATTTCTGCTGTATGCAAAGTAAATGCACCATCAGTTTCTGCTAATAATTCTATCAATCTATGCTTAGAAGCCAAACCCCAAGATTTCTCTTGTAGGTTTCTTGTTCTACTCTCAGGTGTATCTATACCCATTAAACGGATGCGATCCCTCATGAATATATTAAATCCTAATTCTATGTCTGCATCAATGGTATCACCATCAACGACTCTTACTAATTGTGCTTGAAATTCATGTGCCATTGTATTCTCCTATACGTCAGTGTCAAAAAAGTTAATCGTTTCAGTGTACGGTGCCGCGGTGGTACCATCTACTTTTTGTTGCTCAAATTTATGAGTTGTCGGATCGACGTTTTCTGAATAATCAACTTCAGTATATAGAATTTGTTTTTTAGTTCCTGTACCCCTATAATAACGTATCCTAGTTGAAAATCCTAATGTGTAAATTATAGATCTTCTAGTGACTAAGTCACCCTCGTAATCATCATTTAGAGTAACACTCTCAAGAATTATAGGAGTGTCAGTTGTGATATCCATACTTGGAATATCTTTTATTGTTACAGTATATTCCGGTTGGAAATACGGTAGTATTTGTTCTAGCATTTGTAATGCTTCATCTTGCGTTGAAGCAAGAATGTTTAATTCAATTCCAACCTTGTATACGGATGGAGCACCTAATTTTGAAAGGGATAATGTATCACCTACTATTGCTTTAGTATAATTCTTATGTTTAGATATCCGTGCATTAGCATCATATTCCATAGAGGTTATCTCAAATGACATACGTGGTAACTTCATTGCTATCTTAGGATCGGAATATTGTTCGTTCAATCGTGCAAGAATTTTTCTTCTAGGTGCATATGAAAGAGGAACTTTAATTTTTTGTAGTATCTTTCCTGAACCATCTTTTTTAACAACTTCTAAGTCATTAAATATGCTGCCGAATACAGATACCATCCGCCTTGTTGATTCATGGTAATAGTGATTTTCAAACATTATGGATCTCCAAACGGATTAGATTCAGTAAAGTCTATAACAGAATCACCAAAAACTTCTAATTCATCATTATCAGCATATGGGTCTTTGTTATAGAATGTCTTAACAGTGCCACTTTGGTCTACTGTAATTTGTGAAGTTGTACCAGATTCTGTACCAACCAATGCTCTATTAGTAGCAGCTTGAACAGAGAATGCCTTAAATGTACCATCACCGTTAGTACTTTGATGTGGAGATATGATTGTTAATCTATTAACATCACCTTCCCAACCAGCTACATAACCTTCAATATTAATAGGATCACCGGCTGAATCATTAACGCCAGTCCATTGTGTAACCATCTCACCAAGTTCGTATGCAGTAGAAGTAGACATAATATAACTGTATGATGTAGCATTATCCCATTCGACTGCATCAATCTCATCCCAACCGGTATCAAAGTGTTGATCATTGTATTCAAACAATTCAGCTGTAAGAGTATAAGTAGGAAGATTTGCTAATTGATAGAATGGAGATTTAGGTTCTACATATTTTATTTCAAATAACCTTTGAGTCATTGTCATATATAATAAGTCACCTTCACCTGGTTTATTTGGTGATGCTGTTCCTGTAGCAGCTTGACCAACAACACTATCCCATCGACGTTTAGTTACCACGAAATTGGCTTGATCATGTATCTCTAAACCAAATTTAGCTAATTGATTACCATCCCCTTCAAATCCTTCAATATTCTCTAACCACATCTCTATTGGAAATGCTTGTGTGTATTGATCTAAAGTTTCATTTAAAATTGTGTCTTCAGATATTTGCTCACGTGGTATATATACTACGTCTTGTCCAAATATTTTAATACTCTCAGTGACTAGGTCTTCATAAAGCTCTTGTTCAGACTTGACCGCACCTGAGAAATATACACTTGTTGCCATTCATTACCCCATTAAAAAGTTATCAGGTGACATCCATACCAACCTACATTCTTCTTCCAATGCTGTTATCTCTTCTGTGGCATCTTCAAACATCTGACGGCCGTTTAATGTTATACCCCCTGGTAATTGGAATCCATCAAACTTCATCATGTTTGCGCCCCATTGTCTTTTAATTAATGCTGTAAGATATTTCTTTAAATACAAGTCATTATATACATCAACGTTTGTCGCTGGATCTATTACGGACATAACTTCAAGAACAAGAAACTGGCCAGCAATAAGATCACCAAAACCTTCATCCATATGAATTCTATTCATATGTCTACTAAATCTTATATGTTCTTCACTATTCAATCTATGATCGATTAATGATAATTTTTGTTGTGCCTGCTCATAGGTTTGCAGTTGAGTAGATAAACCTTGCAACATGAAGATATCATTCATACGCATATGATAACCCATATCAAATAAACTATTACTTGTCGTGGCATTAATTTTTAACATACGTGTAACTGACATAACACTATCAGCAACTGTTATATAACTATTCGTTATATCGGCTGCAGTGATTTCGTGTTTTAAATATTCACGTATTGTGCCATCTGAATGAAATTCTTGATAGAATTGTAGGGCATCATCTGTGCGATCTTCTATTTGATCTTCATCTACATTGATTTCAATTACCGGAGCTCCTAAGTTTCTTAAGCAGTAATCCTGTAATGTAGCTCTTGTTATTGGTTTAGCCATAATCTTTCCTTATCAGTATACACTTATTTATATAATTCCCACCACCCATTAGTGTAATTTAAAGAACTTGGCGATCCTTGCTTGAGTTTTATTGTCAGTAGCTTTGGTATGATGATTGTCTTCATATATTTCTATAGCCGCTGTAACAGCAGTCTGCCCACCTAAAGCTAACATTACAAAGTTATAATCCTTAGATGTTTTACTATGAAGATGAACAAATGCTAAGGCTAACATCTGATCATAAGTTAATAACTCCATTTGTTCACTATGCACATAGTAATTTCCTTTAGCAAGGGCAGCAACAATACTGCCACCAACATCACTATCCCTTATTTTAGTTTCTAAAGCATTATGCCATTTTGGGTATTTCATTTTTGTACCACCAAAAATGTTGCTACTATTTTTATATCCTGGTGGTTGCCAATCCCTTCTTCCTAAAATACTTCTAGAATTAAATTTCTCTAAATGATATCGATAACGAACCACAGCAGTTAATACACTAGGTTCTGTAAATTGCACATAGCCATATGCTGTACTATCAGCATTTGCTGCATTCCTTCTCCAATCAGATTCTAATCCAACTAACTCATCCATCATCCAAAGAACATTGGCAGCAAATTGATCGTAATCAAATGCATCAACTAATTCTTTTGTTAGACCATGTGTATATCCTGCACTACCTCTTTGGAATCTTAATATTTCATCGTATACTAACATAGTAGCCTCAGTCATATATGATCCTGTGGTTACAGTTTTACCTGTATCATCTGTTAGATTAGATTTAGCGGAGTATTCAGTTGTAGTTGCAACCGTGTTTCCTGTTGTTGCTGCTGGTAAAGTTAGTAGTGCCATAATTATTAAGAGGGCTAACTTATGATTTCTTCCTAGTCGGCGCATTCCTTCTTTGATTAACATCTTTGGCATCAATGCCCATTTTTTCTGCATCACCATACTTCTTCATTGCTTTATCTAGAGAGGCTTTCCTGCGCTTTGCACGTTTCATTGCCGCAGGACCCATTTCAGTTACATCGCATTCACCTTCATGTACTTTACCACACTTTTCACAAAGCGCAGTTTCAGTAAATATTCTAAAGCTTTGCATTAGTATCCGTATTTAGCCATAAGGTTTTCTTTCTCTTTTTTCTTAGGCTTACCAGTAGGGTTCATATCAACCGCACCAGAACTAGAAGCATTTGCAGCAGCATCTTCATGTTGCCCCATAATCTTTTTATTAGCACTTGTAAGAATCTCTTCTATGTCACCATCATATGCATAGTTAGCATCAATGTTAGCCATATCAGTCTTAGATTGTGTCTTAGCAGCTTTAATCTTTGCAGCTTCACGTTTTGCTTTGGCTTCTTTAGCTCTCTTCATAGCTTCTTTAAAACCAACAGTTCTACGATCAACACTAACAGCTTCAGTAACATTACAAGTACAAGGATCACATTTACAATCTACACAGTCACAACCAACTGCTTCCACAACTGATTCATTAGCTGTCTTTAACATAGCCATTACTTTCTTATCATTTGATAAACCTTTTTTAATCTTTTCGATCTCAGCTATAGCCGCTTCCATATCACCTGAATTCTTTGAAGCTATAGCTTGGGCTTTTTTTAATTGTGCAGAGTTTGCTTCTCCTAAACTCTTACCGGTTGCTAAAGGATCTTCATCTGGATTAAGAGTAGTCTCTGGATCTAAGTTATCTTCATCGTCATAGCTCTCATGATAATCTTGCATAAGCTCTGGCATTAAATCTTCGATATCCTCATCATCCATACCGTAATCATCACTTTGTATATAGGCTAAGACATTTTTCTTTTCACCGGTAGCTAGTGCACCAGTTCTTGTTATCTTCAACTTAATTTTATATTTCTTTTCATGACGCTTAGCATCTGCATCACTTGCATCCCAATTAAGATCAACAGTAATTTTACCTCTACCAGCTTTAAGCTTTGAAGCTTCTTTAACTGATTCGGCTTTTTCATTATCTCCATCCCAGCCTTTATCGATTGCATCAAAGAATTCTTTTTTCTTATCACCTTTAAGTTCGCTTGGTGAAGATACTCCAAATTTCTTAAGAAGAGAATTGAAGAATTTTTGGTAAGCTTCCTTACCACCTGATGCTTCTCTAATTTGACTGATTGTTTTCATATTTATTCCTGTTTATTAAAATGGTTATCCATCGTTACTTGGATCCTGGTTAGCTCTATCATGATATCATTATACCGTTCGGTAGATGCTATCCTGTATTCTGTATTTACTTTGACATCTGAAATTAAATTCTTTTGAGTATTCGTTATCTCTGATGCCCACCAAACTGCAGTCATTGACTGAGCAAATAAAGCCATAAAGAGGGCTACCCCGCCATTCCTTATCCAATTTGGTAACCTTGCAGACTTGTGTCTCCAAGATTCTAATTCTTCTTCCTGTCTACTTAATGCATTATGCATTCGTTCTAAACGCAACTCTATATCGCGTAGTTCTGTGTCAGCCATTTATATCTCCGCGATATTATGTTTCGTTATAGTTATTTATACGATTTATTTCTTCCATTTTTCTATATGTGGAATATACTCAGCCATAGCATGATCAGAGAAATTATCAACCTTTAATTGTTTAATTCCACCCCACATTCCTTTCATACGATCTACAAACCTATTCCAATAATTAATCTTACCGGTTATATCAATGGTTCCATCGTGACCTATATACATTAAATAACCATGGTGTTTATAACCCATAAGCATAAGTGGTACTCTTGTTACTATATCATTGTTATTCTGCCATCTATAATGGTTTAATTTTAATGAGTCAACATAGTCATGCCAACCAACACGCGGTGAACCATATGTGAATAAACATACTGGATCAGGCATATCATAATCATGTGAGCATCTTGCTGCCATGATAGTTGCCATTGCTGCACCTAATGAATGACCACAGAACCATAAGTTCTTTGTAACCTTCTCTACATCAGGTTTAACCATCGGCCAAAGTTCATCAACCTCATTCTTAAATCCTCTATGGACTCTTGAAATAGTTTCTGAAGGTACAGGAAATGCTTTAAGATCTGCCTTGAGATCATTAAATTCAGAAGGCTGTGTACCACGACAAGCTATAACAACATCGGTAGGAGACTCAAATCTATATGCTTGAGCTCCACCATTGTCATAGAATTTTACTTTAGTGAAGCCATGTTCCTTAACGACTTTTTTAACGGCGGACTGCATACCGTATGCATCAGCTGCAAGCTTTGCGAATAGCAAAGATCTAGCTTTTATATCCATATGCCAAATGCTCATTATTGTGCTTCCCAATCTTGATATGTTTTCCAAGCACCCCACGCAATAGCTGCGATAGCTACAAACTTAATCATTGATGTAGCAAATAATCCAACTAAACCAATTCCTATTAAACCTAAATTACTTCCCATTATACTTTCCCCTCTAAATCGATTAAACGCTCCTCTAATTCCTCAATCTTTGCAGCAATCTTTGGGTTAACTTTCTTCCAAGCATCTTCGTCTTGGTTCAACCAAGTCCATCCATACTTGTCTCTGAAATAATCTACAGTTGCATCAATCTTACCATAACCCCATAACCCTATACGTGTATCTTTAATATAGAATAAACAGGCTGCACCTAACATAGCTCCAGCTATACTTGTATAAATCCATAGAGTATCTTCAAACATCTTCTTCTCCTTTATCGGGCCAGGGCCCAGGTTCAAATGGTGACATAGGTGCTAATGGTACAGGTCTTATTTCTCCTACAGCCACACCATCTTCAAACGATTGAAAATCTTCACCTAATTCACTTTCATATACTTTTCTCATAAAATTATCCTTTTTTAAAACTTCTTTCAGGTTACCTTCATCGGGGATCTCACCCATGACATTCTCCTATTTAATTTTAGCTAATAATTGCTCATCGGTCTCAACCCTATCAGGGTCAGGCAGACAACAATCCACCGGGCAAACTTCTACGCATTGAGGTGTATCAAAATGACCTACACACTCCGTACACTTATCACCATCTATCTCATAAATTTCAGCACCCATATAAATTGCTTCATTAGGACACTCTGGTACACATACATCACAATTGATGCATTGATCAGTTATTAACAACGACATTAGTTTTGTGTTACGCTAAGCGCACACCCTCCAACCGTTGCACAAGTATTTGTTACAGTATAAGTTTGATCTGTACTTCCTTCTTGTAACAAACTTAAATCTGTATGGTATGTACCCGTTAAATCTATTGTTGCTGAGTGAGCTCCATCCCCTGTCTGAATAATACTTTGCTCTCCCCCATCTGTTCTTATTGTCATCATTGTATATTTATTACCATCTCCATTTTGTTTAATAAACACATCGTTGTTCTCACCACCATATGTATATAAGTTTACAAAATGATCTGCGTTACCTGTACCTGTCTCTTGACTAATCTTTATATCATTACCACCACTATGCAAATCTAAATTTACTGTATGTCCACCATATTCACTTGTACTATCTGCCGAGCATGTAGTATCAGTAGCATCAGTAAATGATTTACCTTGACATACATGCACAGTATTACTGCTACTTGGTATATGCATTCCTATCTTATTCACATCAGTACCTGTGGTATTATACTGTTCAAACTTTAATGTATTACTATTACCCTGCACATCACCACCCCATGCAGTACCTGATCCCCAAGTGCTCACATAAAAAACTTGGTTCCATTGCCCCTCTTGTAATATATACAGGGTATTACTATTACCATTCACACTAAATTTTGCTGCTGAAGTGCCCACCTGATTATTATTACCATCTTGGGTAATATCTAAATCTAGTCCTGTACCATTAGCACTTATATATGTTTCATTGGCGCTGCTTGATACTGATATAGTTATCCCCATCACCAAGGCGATAGTCATACCACTCAAAATCCTGTTGTTCAAAATCGATAATATACCCATTGTTCTGATCTAACTCCAAGCTCCAAAATTGTTCTGTTTCAAAATCCTTTCTAGATAAAGTCCATATACCATCTAAATCACTAAGTCTTGTTCCTGTCTCTTCATCTAAGCCTTGCTTATTCTTAGTTACAGTCTTATCAAAGTCACTTCTCAATTGTTTTGCCAATGCAAGGTTCAATTGTTCTAATATATCACCTAGCAAATCACCAAAGAAGAAATCATTATCATCTAATTCAGTTCTCCATCTTTCATCTTCATCATCCAATTCGTTGGATAACATTGCCTCAGTACTTAAAAAATCTACACCAAGTATATCACTTAGCTTTTCCTTCGCAGCCTGAGCAGCTAGTGCACCATCCTCATCTAATGGTTTTACCTTTCTTATGATCAGAAGATTAGTCATCATCTCCTCATCTAAATCTAATATGACAGGTTTAGTCGGTCTAACTCCTGCACTATCGGCATACGTTGTTTCAAATGCTTGGGTCATTATAACATAACCCATATCTGTAGTAACTGATATCTCACCTACAACACATAAACCACTGCTGTCACACGATGGCAACAGTGTAATCATAGATCCACCAATCTCATTTACAATCATGGCAAAATCTGTACCATTCACACCAATCACTGCGCTCGGTGTCGTAATCACAACGTTCTGTCTGCTGTTCTTCGCGATCTTACCCGAGGCGTATCTTATCGTACCAAGACTCGCCTTTAAACCTAATGCTCCCTCACCTGACTCAGGATCATAAACGAAATCATCTATGATCAATCTGCTATGTTCGGTTACATCTACTAGAGTCTCATCTAAAAACTCTATCCTTACTTTACCCATAGCTGTAGCGACAATATCCATCATCTCTACACCTAAATCTTTCTCTACATCATATACTTCAAAACCTTCATCTCTTTCTATAGCAGCGGAACCTGTAAAATCGGTTACCGAACCAATATTTGCTTGTGCCTGTATAGCTATGAATAATAATAGACTAGTCCGTTTGAGTAATGTCAACATCTGCAGCCGTACTCGTAATAGAGGCATCAATCAATTGATCCTCAACTCCACTTTGAATAACATCAACAGTACCTGTTCCAACATGTGTATATATTAGTTGGTGTCCAGACACATCGCCATTACCACTAGCATCATAATTCATTGTAATATTATTACTACTTGATGTAGCTGTACCACATGTTGAACACGTATTATCTAAAGTAACTGTTACTGGACTTGCTGATTGTGATAACGAAGTACCATCGATATCTGCATCGAACGTGTTATAATTACCATCAATGTCTAAAGTAACATTTGCATTTGTTGCTGCTGAATTAGCACCAATCTTAATATCAATATTAGAATAGTCACCATTTACTGCTACATCCACATCTACCGTCTCACACTTACTAGTACCAGCGGCATCACAAGTAAAGAGAATATCATTTGATGATCCTGTTATTGCCCATGTACCTGTATATGTACTGCCTTTAATTGTTGCTGAGATAACGTTGTTGCCACCAATCTGTGACATTGTCCATGTTGTATTTGTTCCTGTTATAACTATCCGTGCACTTGAAGTACCAAATACGTTATTAGATCCATCCTGTGTTAACGCTAATGTAAGACCTGCTCCGCTTTGTGTTACATAAATGCTGTTGGCCCACACACCAAAGCTCATTAATACCATAATAAAAGTTGAAATGAACTTATTCATTAGTTACTCCTTTAAAACCCCAAAGACCTTTATTGGCTCCTTGGTAAATTATTTCAATAACCCCTTGTTCAATTGCTGCTCTTGTTGCATAATTTATCGGTTCATTGAACCCTTTCCCGCTTTCTATCTCTAAAGCTTTTGTGCCCATATCCAAGAATTTGAATACGCTTGCACCTGTTCTGCTACTAGCAATAGTTTTTTCTGTTGCCACACTGAGGAGGACCTCTCCTGTTTGCACTGATATCACCCGCATAGCAACGGTGATAGTATCCATTCTAAATTCTTCTTGTACTCCAAGACCTAATAACCTTGCACCATTACCACCACTTAATACATCTGTATCATAACCAACTATACCACCTTCAATTATAATCCCTGCAAATAACATTGGGTCGAGGACATCTTTATCCCCATGTAGTTCTCTTGTGTTACGTATCAATTGGCGTTCTTTAATTATTGAGTCTAACGCCCCTCTTTCAACTACTTGAAACCATGTGCCATGTCCAACATCTGCTAATGCTTTAATAACCCATACTTCACTACCTTGGCTAACCGCTGAACTTAAACTAGATCCATTCTCAACCGCTTTTCTCTGTCCAGTATAATCAGAAAATTTATATACTGCCACTGTAATCTTTGGTCCACCCAATTCAGGTACACTATCTAATGCACTTTGCAGAGGATTATCTTGCCCCTTTGGTGGTTCATACTCAACTTTAGTATTCAAGCTTGAACAGCCAGTTAAGAAAACTAAAACTAATAGTGTTGTTATTAATTTATTCATTTCTAATCTCCATCTATTATTGCTTGTTTATCTTCGTCAGTCTTTGCTTCATATTCTTCTTGTGTGAGCTCATGCCAAAAAACACAGTCGTCAATTGGTGATCTACCACATCCGCAAGTCGGCCATGGTGGATGCGTATCATTACCATCATTCGATCTTCTTGCCGTCATTAAAATCCAAATCCTTTAATTGGTACAATAATTTCTGTTTCGGTACCATCTGGCTGAGTGATTGTTAATGTGATTGTATTATTAACATCATCCCTTGACCAAACCATTACCGCCCCCATATATGTAGCTGTACCACTTGTTGTTACGGTACATGTCCCTGCATCAATTTCTACCTGACTACATATACCAAACATATTCTCTACTAACTGTTTTGATAATGTAGCATAAATTCTTGACTCAACATTTGTAATAAACTTATTCATGACAGAGTTCTTTTCGTCACGTTCTGCTTTAGCGATTGCAGCTGCAGCATCTTCATCTATTTCTTTTTGCCTATTAAATTCTAACTGCCCTATAGATAATGCATGTGTAGAAAATCCATTCCCGCTAAAGGAAGGATTAGCAAAACCGAAGCTCAGGCTACTTGCGCTTGCCTGGATCGATGTGATTAACAGTAGTATTATCCCTAGCTGTTTCATTCCTCTCCCTCTCTTGTAATATCATATCTAGCTTAGCATTCAAACGTATCAAATCGTTATCTAACATTCTTACTCTGTCAATCAAAGCGATCAGGGTCATGTGACTATCCCCTATCACAGGATCAACTTTTGTAGATACCCATGTCCATATAAAGTATATGAAATAACCCATAGCCGCGGCAGCGATAATGGGAAACCCGTAATCGCTAATCATTGAACCAATTGTGGCTCCTTGTTCTATAACTACTGCTTCAGGCATCAGTCTCTCCTCGCATCAGTCTTACCATCAGCTCGGGCTATTCGATCTACATCAGGTCTTATACCAAATGCCTGACACATTTTTACATCAATACGTATTAATTCACTATTCATTGTCTTCACTCTATTGTCTAATGCTTGTGCAAACATTCTTTGTTGTTTAATATCATCTAACACACCATCTAATATAAAATTTAGTGTGAGATAAACAAAGTAACCCGCCGCTCCTGCACCAACAATAGGAAAACCTACGTCAGTAATCAGTGTTAAATAATCTTCCATATCAATCCTTGTAATATAGTCATGTGTATATTTATAAATAAATGTATGTCAAGACTAACTTTTATAGTTCCACTAATCATTGCCCTATTAATAGGTTATATCCATTATAGTGATACTACTGTAGGCGAGATAGCAAGACTCAAGCAATTTGATTTGATCATGCAAACAGATCCAATGGTTAAGTCTGAAGACATAGGCATACTTGCTATAGATGAATTAGCTATGGAGAAGTAT